CTAGGAACAGCCTGTTGAGTGCTTCGATGGGCGCTTTTGTCGCTACCACCTCACTGTTCATTTCTTTAAGCTGCACTTTGAGAAACTTGCCGCCTTCTCCAGTGTCGAATTCGAACTCGACGATAACTCCCATGAGTTTCATGACGCTCTGGAGTCTCTCGATCTCATCTTGCATTCTTATAGCGCTGATGTTATCGTCACCTTCGAACTTCCTTTCGCCGTCGTGGGCGAGTTCGTACGCTTTCTTCGGGTCGCCACCGGATGCCACGTACAACGCGAGACACATGGTGATTAGTGTGTTGCCGAATGCAGTGCCCGCGTCACCACTGTTTCTCTGGGGGGCGGAGAGCGCTTCAGCATGATCTCCAACGTGTATCTTTGTCCAGGACTGTATGATTGAGCGGTAGAATGCTCCAAACTCTTTGCCGTAAAATAACTCCATGGCGTATGTTTCCAATTCCAGGAGTTTGTTGTTTTGCGTCTTATCAAAGCATTTGAAGTCGCTCATCAGGATCCACTGAAGGCCTGGGAAAGTCGAGAGCAAGTCGGCAGTGATTTGCTCTGGTGTTTGGCCCTTGATCCAGCAGGGCAGTTTGCCGAAGTGTTTGGTAATGTCCAAAACAGGCTGACCAAGAATCGTCCTAGTGGCCACGTTTCTCGCGCTGATCATTCTTCCTTATCGCGGACCGCTCGCGAGTGCTTCCATCTTTACAAAGATGCTTGTCGAGTTGCTGATTTTTCCTTTCTCCTCAGCGCGGTCCAACGCTCGCAGTTTCTTCGCTTTCTCGTGGTTGCTCTTGTTGGACTTTAGTACGTATTCTCTCGCTTACTCAAAGAGGATGGACGGGTCGTACTCTTACCGCTCTTCCTCCGGTATCAGCAGTGCTATGGTCTCCTTGCTGAAACGGACAAAAGTGTCCTGCACGGTGGCATTGGGGTAGAGCGTTGGCACCGCGGAACGCATGATAGCAGCGCTCAGTGCGTTGTATTTGCACTTGCATTGAACATCGACAGGTTGGTCAATGTTCATTGGACCTGTCGAGGTAACTTTCTCAGTGCACCTTGAATCATCTTCTTTCACACGGGTAATGAGCATGTTGTGACTCGCTTGGTACTTGACATGGTCTGAAGTGCATGTTGGCGCGATGTGAACGCAACCATTTTCTTCTCCTAGGTACTCTCCTCTTTTGGTCCTCTGGTTGCACTGCTCGTTTATGATTCGCTCGATGCGAATGATCTCCTTGAGGTTGCTATCAGTGAGCGGATACTGACCTTGCGTTAAGAAGAGGCCGGCGTACTCTTTTGTGGGTGGGTTCTAAGCCATGTTGTACGCTTCTTCGACGAGCATGGGTCGCAACTTGCGTAACTTCTTGTGGTTTTCACACTGGCAGTCCTTGAAGTTGAAGTCTTCACCGGTGTTGTAAGAGCAGGCGAACGCATGCCCTTTGTCAACCACTATCGTGATGGGGGTTGATCCCTCTTGCTCGCGTCTTTCACAATGCAGCCTGTTGGTGATGCTCTGGCCCACAGGTTCTTCGCGGTTGAAGACTGCCAAGTGGTACTCGTCGTTCAAGTTCAGGGCTTGCAGTGCGGAATAAGGGAAACCTTGGGCCAAGGTCCTCTTGTTCTTCTCAAAGAAGTCGCGGAAGTGGGTCTAGAGGAAACCATTGATCCAATGGGTGGATGGCATCTTGGGCTGTGGGAGCCCCTTCTTCGTTGCAGTAGATGATGCTATAGCTGCTGCTACGCACTCCTTGCCTGAGTCACCTGAGCCTACATCGACGACGATGTTGCAGCCGCTCATCTGTTGCACCTGGTGACGGAAATCGGCAGCTGGGACAAAGGACACATCTCCGTACTTGCATCTCAAGTCCTTGGTGGTTGTAATTTCCGTCGGGAAGAACTTTCTGAAGCGGCACGACTTGAGTCGGATCTCGTTGTTCACTCCAACTCTAATTGTGAAATTGTAGTGCGTGTTGCCCTGCGGAACTCCGTACTTAATGGCGTCGTCCAGTATGCAGTACGATTCGTGCACATTGTCAGTGGGGACTACCTACATGATGTTGTACGTGTTGTCCAATCCGGCCAGTGCATCAGGATTGCCGCACATCTGACCACAGCGATACTGGAGTGTTTTGATCCCTAAGCTGTCGGCTACATCTCGGTCCGCAGTTAGGACGTTGAGCTTGGCTAGCAACCTTCTGACATTAGGTGCTTAAAGGGTCTTCTCGTCCGCTGTCAACGGCTTCTACCCTTTCGTCTGGTAGTAGAGGCGCAATCCGTCTCCTTTTCCGAGGTTTTCCCGCCAAAGTGAAATGGAATCGCCTTCATGCATGCAAGACAACCATCCGGCGAAGGTGGTCTAGATGCCTCTACCACAAATGTCCCCGTTTTCTTCAGGTTCTTGGTATGCGGCAGTCTCCGACTCTTGCTCCGTTGTCTTCTTGTTGCGGTGGTGCTTGTGGCCGAGTTGGTCCTTATTCTTCTTGAAGTTGTGTTTCTTCGTCGAACCGTTTTTGTAAAACTCGGAGGAGTACTTGAGGTTTTCCTTGAAGAAGTAGTTGTTCTCCTGTTGAATTCTCTCACCTGCATTGTAGATCTCCATGAGTTCTTTTTGGTGCTCGAAGTCTGAGTCGTTGAGAGCACGCATGACAAAGTTCTGCAAGACTGGTGTGAAGTCATGGAACTCCGCTGGGCAATGCCATGTCATGATCACCGGAACATGCTTGAAGGAATGTCGCGTCACGGCGAACATGCGGATCTTGTCCAGCACGTACGGTGCACAGCCTTGCTTCAATCCTGCACCCAATGCGGCCGTGAACATTGTGGTGATGTACGTGTCCTGATCGGTTGTGTCGAACAGGGGGCGGTCGTACGGGCGGATCTTGGAGATTTTGAGTTTCACAGGCTTTGTTGTGTAGTCAACTCCTTTGTAAAACCTCCATGCCTCTCTTCGCACAGGGTCCTTTGGTAGGAACATGTCGATTGGGCTGTAGTACCCGCTGGTGATTCGCAAGCACTTCAATCTTCGCGAGTCGAAAGATTCAGTGCTGAAAGTGAACACTGGGAATTCGCCTTGGACTGGTGTTTCGTTTCCCACGACGGCACGGATCAGCCTTTTGGTCATTTCCACATAGACATCAGTGATCTGCTCGTCTTCAGCTAGGAGCACCTGATCAACTGCGGTGGCCATCAACTCGTACTCTCTCGTGGCCCATGCGGGTGTTTTCGCTCGGTACTGCGTGGACATCAACCCTTTCTCGATTGTGACATGCTTATCCCCAAGGGCGAAGCGTAGTTCGAGCAGTTCCTTGTAGACTGTGCAGGATCTAGTCTCTCTCTTGAGTAGGTTGTTAAGCACGTCGTTTAGAAGGCTCTCGGTGTTGTCACCGTGGTGCTGTTCGACCAATGTAATGTGTGGAACGTGTCCCTGTTCAATAAGGCCGGAAACGTAGGCGGCATCGCCGGAGAACCAGGATGGCACCATGGATGACCCATGGACCGATCTGGATTTCTGACTCGTTTGTCCGGCAGTCTTCATCGCATTGATTGCGGCGTCCACTTGGTGGTGTGTGAACCATTGGTTGTGCACGAAAAAGTTGCAAGGTGGGATCCTTGTCTCCGTGACATGCCTTTGTGGGTTGGATGGATCTCTGCACACTGTGACACCATGATGGCCCACTTTATCATGCACGAATAGTTCGATCTTGCTCAACCTGTTCGTGTTGTAGGGGTCGGTACCTCTGAATATGAACTTATCATCGTCGAGGCAGCAGCACTGGTACTCACACATGCACTCTTCAGGTTCGTACATGTTCTCAACACGGCACTTGTAAAGGGTCTGCATGAACTTGGCATGGCGCTCTTTGTACCCATTGCGTGTGATGTCGGCCCACATCGCTTTCCAGAGACGTGTCTCTCCGTCGGACTTAAATTCCTTATCCTTAGCAAAGGCGTACCAAGACTTGGGTGTTATCTTGCCGGGCGCCTTCTTCTTGGAACGGGACTTGTCGCCGAAGCCAGGAGGTTGGAAGTCGTGGAGCGTGGCTTCCATGAACGCCTTGTCTTCGAGAAGACCTGACTCACCAAGTACGTTCCTGGAGTCAGATGTTTCTCCTGCCGCCTGTCTGGCAATTCCCGGAGCGTGGGATACTTGCTCCGTTCTGGTATCGCTCTGCGCGTCCTGTTGTTGCCCAGGTGTGGCTGCGAAGTCCTGCTGAAAGCGAACGTGAACGGTGTCTGCGTCTTGATCTGCTGGTCCGTGAACTTCGGGTCCCTGGTGTGGTTAGGCAAAGTCTTCTTTGTTGCTCTTAAATTGCCCCGTAGCAGTCTGCTCTTTTTGATCGGCGTCCTCCGCTGCTCTCTTTATGGCTTCTCGAAGCTCTGCGAGTCTTTCCCTGCAATGGCAGTTCTGTGACTTCTTCTTACCCTGAGCTCCAAGGTTCTTCATCATGTCGTGATGACATCTGCAGTTGCGCTGCGTGTATCTGTTGTTCTTGCCCGTGCATTGGCAGACCGGGTAGCACTTGCACTTACCTGGACACTTGCACTGGATGTCACAGCGACACATGACAGCTGGTCTTCTAGTGGGCTCGATACTGGCCATGGCTCTCTTGAATTTTCCTGCATCTGCAACGTGCACTTCGACTCTCTTGAATTCAAGATTGCCAGTCTTCACTTGCGAGAGGCATATTTCCTCATTCAAGGCCACTCCTGTTCTCCTTTCGAAGTCCCTGTCCCATTGGGGAATACCCATATGATACTTCTTACCGTCGTAATCATCATTATCCCCCTGCTGTAGGTGTCTCACTCGATTTGCACCTACCTCCAAGGTGGAATTGGTGTGAACACTCGACAAGTCCTGAGACGACACGTTGGTGTAGTTGTGGTGCAGCATGGTAACATGGGTATCACCTTTGTTCCTGCAAAAGATCTGTACCATCTTGGCGACTTCTGCCAGGCTGAGATAGTATGCTGAGTTGACCATGGTGATCTCAACGTAAGCGACTTCATCCCGCAGGCGGGAAATGAGGTCCAGGTACTGCTTGTTGACAGACAGATCCAGCAGTGTGTTCTAAAAATAGTAGATTGGAACTGTCGTGTCCTGTAGGTTAGCGTACTCATTTTGAGACGCATTATCGTAACCCGGGTTGATGACGACGATGCTTGCTACATTCGTGTGGTAGAAGGCTTCTCTGTCGATGCTTCCGCCTATCAACACAAGTAGGACTTTGCCGTTCAAGTCGGCTATCATCTGCATGAGTTCACTCATGTAGAACGTCCGCGAGTCCGCCGTACTGAGGTGGTTTGAGTAGTTTTTGGCGCCACGTCCGTGGGAGAACGTTCTGATACTCTTGTGAATTCCGCCCAGAGCAATGCGGTGTTCTCTGCATCCATTCTCAGAGTTAGCCTCGAATAAGGATCCTCCTTTCTGGTCGTAACAGAGGTAGTTGCGGATGGCTTGGCTGTCTACGAATTTGGAGTTTTGCCAGTGCTTGTAGCCCTCATCACTGGTGAGTTCTTCGTTTTGGTCTCCGCAAAGATCCAAAAGATTCTCGTAGCGCTCGTCCTGTTTGTGAGTGTCCAGGTTATGGTCCACTCTCAGGTAAGTTGGTACGGTCTTTTTCTTGGTGCCCTTGGAGCGAACAATAACCTTCTAAGACAAGCATATTGCGCCCTTGCCCTTGAAAGCGCCAGACAAAGTTGCAATGCTGCTGATTGGCGTTGCCTCGAGCATGGTCATCCTTTGGGCTCGAGTGCGAAGGTGAGAGTTCGTGGCCTCTATGGTCGTTTCACCACCATCTACTTCCTCACTGTATACCTTCTCAGTGCTCGATCCCAGTTCAGTCGTCTGACCCGTCGAGTAACTGTTTTGGTTGGAGGGTGCGCCTCTCTGTCTTCTGTTCCGGTCCCTCTGGTGTTTCTCCTCAGTTTTCGAGTTGATCTGGTCTGACATCCAATGAACCCATGAGAACTCAGTGTTCCTCGCGTCCTCACTAATCATGAGCACCATGTTGGTGAGGTGGTCTCTGAAGACCTCGAAGTATCTGTATGCCTCTGGTGCTTTAACTGCATAAGCGATGCTGAACGCTTGTATGAGGCACATGTCTGCTGGCTCGCATCTCACAAACAAGTTGCATCCATCAATGATCAGCTTATCCAATGCTTTCCGGTCTTTCGAAATGGCAATGGCCATCGCGTTGCTCACGTACTGTTGGATGTCTTCTTGATCAAAGACGGTCAAGATGATTCCCGTTGGTTCTTCCCACCCGTAGGAGATGTGCCGCAGTATGTAGTCCTTCACCTTCTTCTCTTCTGTGGACAGAGACTGCTCGCGACAAAGTTCGGCGAGATCCTTCTCTGGTGCCCTGGGGTCGATGTTGAAGTTGCCCGTTTTGAGCATTGCCTTCAACACTCTTGCAAGGGCTACTCCTGACCTCGTGATGTTGTTTTGGAAGCTTATACCACACACTTTCCCGTCTGGCAGTTCAAGGGCGAACTAGGCCAGTTGTGTGGGCAGCTTGTACCAAGGATGCTTAGGCCAATTGCTGGCTGGTTCCTCCACGTACCCAGGAAGCTTCGCACCAGAGAACCATTTGATTGGCTCAATAGCCCGTGGGTCTTTGCTCTGCAGGTACACACCGTGTCGGTCGTTGAAGAGATCACCAAGCTGTTCAGGTGGCAAGTACTTGAGCAGTTGATGCAGCGTATCTCTGTGCATTGCGAACTGACCGAATGTCTCGCGAACGTTCACCTTTCTCAGGCATGTGGTGACAAAAGTCTCGCGGCAAAACTTACCGGCCTCCTGCTGGCTGGCATAAACGTCTCCCTTGATCCCGGTGAGCTCAAACACCTTCTTCAGCCACTAGACGGCTTGTTGGTTGTTT